GGTCCGCTGGCACCAACACGACGCAGATCGCCACCACTGCCTTCGATACAGCGGCGGTTGGCGTGGAAACGGCACGGGCCACTGCGGCTGAGGCGCTGAAAGCCCCGTTGGCAAGCCCGACGTTCACCGGCTCGCCAACGGTGCCGGGGTATTTGACCACAGCGACTGCGGGCACGACTTACGCGCCGCTGTCCAGCCCAACGCTGACCGGCATACCAGCCGCCCCCACGGGGTCCGCTGGCACCAACACGACGCAGATCGCCACCACTGCCTTCGATACAGCGGCGGTTGGCGTGGAAACGGCACGGGCCACTGCGGCTGAGGCGCTGAAAGCCCCGTTGGCAAGCCCGACGTTCACGGGCACACCAAACGTCACCGTGAACTTGTCGGGCTCGACCTACGCCTCCGGCCTGACCGTCATGGGCACGGCCCTTGGGTCCGGAACCAATGGCCCCGTGACGGCGCAGAATGGCGTTTCCATCAACCTACAGAGCATCGGTTATCCGGCAACCGGCGCCCGCGCGGGGGAAATCGATGGACTGAGCATTTTTACCCGGCAGGCCAACCCCGCGTCTGATAGCAGCGGCATCCTCATCAACAGCCAATGCACCGGATTGGGGTTTTGCAGCGCGACGGAATTTGTCTCATCGATCCTCACCGGGGGCACAATCGGTCAGATGATTGACGTGCAAGAGGGCGCGCTTGATGTTGCCGGAAACTATTATATCGGAGCCGTCTATACCGCAAATATAGGAACTTTGGGTAACGCACTTCAAGTTCAGGCCAATGCGGGGGCAGCATGGACAAACGCGCTTGTCGTTTCAAACAGTGCCGGAACGGTAAAGTTCACTTTAGATGCTGCCGGGAATATTGTTTCGAGTGGGTCGGCGGCATTTGCCTCCACTGTTACCGCACCGACATACACGTTGAACAGCGCATCTGGCGTGAACGCATTTGTAAACTTCGAGAATGCCGGGACCACCTATTGGCAGCAGACCATGGGGTCCGCCTTCGGCAACGTGTGGTATCTGTGGGACCAGGTTGGCGCGAGGAGTGTGTTCTCGGCCGCCCCTAATGGCGCGATTGTCGTGGGAGCATCGAATGGTGGCGCGGCTGCGTCGACTGCCGGCGCCACCACGACCATCTTCGCCCAAAACGGCGGCTCCGGAAACACTGCTGGCGGAAACATCATTTTGTCCCCCGGTGCAGCTAGCGGGTCTGGCACGGTCGGACAAGTAGTCGTCAACGGCGTGATGCAGGTGAACGGCTGGATCGATGGAACCATCGGGATTTATACCCCCAGCGCAACGTTGAACAGCGATGCGGCAAACGGGAACCTTGAACTCGGGAACATCGGAAGTTCAACGGCTAATCCATATATCGATTTCAACGGATTTGGCGTTAACAGCAATGTCCGGATAATCAACTCCGCGACCGGCGGAATTTCTTTTCAGAACTCTGTCAACTCCAACGTCACTAACATCTTGGATACCGGGATATATTCCACGGGCAACTTGACAATTCTTGGCGGAACGGCGGGGTCTGGCGTGGCGGGCGCGAACGCTGCGATCACGGCTCAGGCAGGCGGGGCGGGCAATACAGCGGGAGGCAATATTGTCCTGACGCCGGGCGCTCCCAGTGGGTCAGGCGCGGCGGGTATAGTGCAGGCAGCCGGCCCACTCACCGCCCCTTCTATCACGCTCACTCCATACACCTCATCCAGCATCGGCGGCTCTGCCCTACTGGCCGGCGCGTGCGCGTCCACCACGGTCAGCATCACCGGCCTGACCACTGCGATGGTCGTTGACGCCACGCCCGCGACCTACCCCGGCGATTCGGCCTACTGGAAAGCCTACGCATCGGCCGCAGGGACCGCGACCGTGAAGGTCTGCGAAGCCATCGCCGGGACCCCGACCGCCAGCATCTACAACCTCCGCGTCATACAGTAGGAGCCACCCATGAGCGGCTTCGGACAATTCGCGTTCGGCTACTCGGCATTCGGCGCCGAAATCCCCGCCGTTTTTCAACACGCAGCCCCCGCAGTCGGCTCACAGTTCAATCGTTGGTGGCCGACATCGCAACCCGGCGATGACCTGCCATATCTCGAAACCCTATGTCAGGTGCAGGACGCGGGCGATTCTGTCGCGTCGGCCACGCTCTCACTCGCGCCATCAGGCTCGGGGGAAATGCAGGCCATCAACCTGATGATTTACGGCTATACGTTGGTTGTGCAGTTAACCGGCGGCGTCCCCGGCCGTGTCTACCGCGCGTTACTCACGATCAACGGATTGTCGGGCCGCATCTGGCAGGAAATCATCAATATCCGCGTGAGTTCCCAAACCGCGCTCGCATGGCCCGCACCCACTGCGCCAGTTCCCGGCTTTGGCACGCCGATTTCATGGACATCCGGCGCTGTGATCTTTGGCCCGGTTGCACTGGTGGCAACTGGATTGGTTGGCGTTGGTAATAGCCAATCCACGGCATTGCCCTTGCTGGCCGTAACGAATATTATCGCATCCGCGCCGCCTGGAACTGGGTTTGTTTTGCCATCAACCATCGTATCGGGGACCATTGTTGTGCAAGATGATGACCAGACCAACAACGCCGCGATTTATCCCCCGGTTGGCGCGCAGATAAATGCTTTGGGCGTGAATGTTCCGTTCTTCGTCGGGTCTACCGATGGTCGCATTAACTTCTCGACCAACTCGCCTGCAACTCAATGGTATGCGGCATGAGCGCGCCTTCTGGTGGCCCGTTGCTCATTCAGAAACTCCTTGTTGAGATCGCGCAAGAAGGCTCGACCGCGCAGCATGAAGCGCAAGCCAATCTGGGGATTGTGCCAACAAAATCCACCGGCCTTGCGTGGAACAGTGGCGCGATCGTTGCCAACGGGACCGTTACGATCAATCTCTCCACCCCATACGCCACAGTGATCACTTCGGTAAATGCCGAGATCGCGGCGGGATCGTTCGTTGGCGCGGTGGTCTGTAACAGCACGACTGTTGGGGGATTGGGCGCCGTTACGGTCAACGGCACGAACACCGTCACCACGGCGACATCGCCAAACACATTCGCGGCGGGCAGTGTGCTTTCCCTCGTGGTCAGCAGCGCAACGTCCAGCCCAGCGAATGGCGTTTTCCAGATAAATTATACGGCCTCGTAAGGAACTCAACATGAACGTCGGTCAAGCCTCCGCTTCCGTCCAAGCCACCGCGCTCGTTGGCGCAGTCACCAATTCCAGCACGATCAAGGTCTATACCGGCACCATTCCGACGACGCCGGAAACGGCCATCGGAGCGCAGACGTTGCTTGCCACGTTGACGCTTCCCGCGTCGGCGGCGTTTACTCAGTCGAATGGCGTCATGACAGCTGCCGCCATCACCGCTGTAACCATCGCGGCAACTGGGACGGCGGCGTTCTTTCGATGGACCGAGAGCAACGGCACATCGGTGCTGGGCGACGGATATTGCGCGGCGTCGTCGGGCTACTCCGCTTGGGCGGCGAACACGGCCTATACGGCGGGCACGTCTTACGTGACCAACGGCGGATTTACGTGGCGCTGCCGGACCACAGGCACGTCGGCCACCACTGGCACCGGCCCGCTCATTCCGGGGCCGAATTTGGGTGACGGCACGGCGTTCTGGGACGTGGTTGATTTGCTTATCGCCACTGTCTCGCTGGTGTCAGCGGCGCAGCTTTCGGTATCCAGCTTCACCTATACCATTCCGAGCGTGTGATAGGGGCTAGATCATGACGCTTCGCTACGGAAACATGGTCCAGGAGACCGTCTCGGCTCCTGGCACCGCCGCATTCACGCTCGGCACACCCGCGAGCGGATACCTGGCGTTCTCAACGATCCCGTCGATCACCGCGTCTGATACCGTCTACTACCAGGCGATTTCCGGCACGTCGTGGGAAATGGGCCTTGGGACGTATTCGGCTGGTTCATTGGCGCGCACGACGGTTTCGATCAATTCGAGCGGCGGCACTTCGTTGGTGAATTTCACAGGGACGACGCTGGTTTCGTGTGAATTTCCGGCCGAGGCTATCCGCAATATCCCCGCCGCTGACGCCACCACCATCGCCAATAATTCCGGCACGATCTCGGTTCTCGCGCTCCCCGCCACCACGCCTCAACTCGGCACGCAAACGCTCACCCATAGCAGCGGCGGTGTCACTGGCACGGCATCCATCGTCGCGCAGAGCGGCACGGCATCTGCTACGTCCTGCACCATTGCTGGCAGTGTGTTGACGGTCGGCGGCACAGTGACCGGCGTGTATGGTATTGGTATGACGATCACCGGCACGTCGGTGGCGGCCAACTCGATCATCATCTCGCTGGGGACCGGCAAAGGCGGGGCCGGCACCTACAACCTCTCGGCGTCGTCAACTGTCAGCACAGCCGAGACGATTACCGGCACCTACAATGTAAATATCGTCATCCAGCCAAGCGGTAATGGTTCGTTCTCTCTCCAGGTTCCCACCGGCACCACGGCGGGTGGTAATGCGCGCGGGGCGAATTGCATTGACTTACAAACCACCAGAAACGCGGCCACTCAGGTGGCAAGTGGCTCCAATGCCGTTGCTATCGGTGCCAACAATACCGCCACTAGTGACGCTAACGGCAGTGTTGCTATAGGCGTCAGCAACACTGCAACTTACGGTAACGCCGTAGCCATTGGCTACGGGAACTCTGCGGCTTATAACAACATAGCGATAGGCGAATCAAACAACGCGACAAACGAAGGCGCAATAGCGATTGGGCGAGTCGTAACATCATCGGGCTATTACTCCCAGGTGATTGGCACGAATTCAGTTGCCAGCAATAACTACTCAACCGCCATTGGGATGAACGTTACCTCAAGCGGAGGATCTGGTGTCGCTCTCGGCAATAATGCAAACGACCAAAGCCGCACCGGCACCCTGGTCTATGCTGTGGGCCAGTGGGCGAGTAAATCGGGCCAACAGATTGGTTTTAGTATCCTAGGCGCGGTTTCAACCACGACGGGTGCGAACCGATTGACTTCTGATGGCGGTGCAGCCGGTAGTCACAACATCATCAACTTGATCAACAACGAAGCGTTGGCGATTGACAAGATTTTAATCATCGTTCGGGATACCACGACTGGTGATCAGGCCAGCTTCTATCTGTCGCCGGGGATATCGGTGCGTAGAGGTGCTACCGCCTCGACAACTGCGCTTGTCGGAACTCCTGCGTGGACAATGGGAGGTAACACGGGTGGCGGCTCCGTCTCAGCCATGACCGCCTCGTCCATTGGATTGTCAGCGGATACCACCAACGGAGGTATCAATCTGTCTGTCACCTGCGGCACCACCAACTCCACAGATATCCTTGCCAAAATCGAATTTATTGAGGTCCAGTAATGTCTGACACCACCGATCCGTTACCAATGCCAACACCCGCACCCGTTGACCCTCCGACATACCCTATTGCTCCTGCCTTTCCTGGCGCGTGGTATGGTTCATACACGCTCACGACCGCCAATGGCGTTGACGCCTACGCCGGCATTGCGACGGATGGGTCGGGGTTCGCAATCTCCGTCCCTGCCGGAACCCCGGTATGGCAGGCGCTCAACACGACGCCCCCCGCCTCGGCACCGCTCCCCGCCACCGTCGCTATGTGGAAAATCAAGATCATCCTATCCGAGCAGGCGAGCCCCACCAACGCGGGCAAGACACTGTTGGACGACGCCAATACGGCGGTAGCGGCGGCGGATCTGAAAACACAGATCGCGTGGGCAAATGCAGCCGACGTAGCGCAGACTTCCCCCACACTCGCCAGTGTCGCCACCGCATTGGGCATGCATTCTGCCGAGATCGCGACGCTCTATGCCGCTGCCTGTGGTGTGGCGATCTAAGCAATGATCGGTGCATCTCCAATTGGCGCGGGGCCGATTGGCGCGGGGCCGGTCGCGTCAGTAATAATCATCTCTGCTGGCATCGCTGCAATACAACCCGCTGGGTATTCCGCAACCGCCGCCACGGAAGCCTTCATCTCAGCACTATCCACAACGCAAAACTCCGACACATCCTCGATCGCCGCCTCCGAGACTTTCCCCGCGACGTTGGCTGCGCGGCAACCAACCAACACGGCCGCGCTATCCCTATCAGAACAAATCGCCGCAGCACTCGCCCCCACCCAGCCGAACAACACCGCGAGCCTATCTGCGTTGGAGCAAATCTCGGCCGCAATCGCTGCAACTCAATCTCCCGACGTGGCCAATATATCGGCCACGATCCTGATCGGTGTTGTGCTCGCCATTGCCGCGTCGCAGGGCGCGAGTGTGGCCAGCATCGCAGCTTCGGAGATGATCAGCGCGACGCTGGCACCACATCAAACCAGCGCCCACGCCACTGCGCTCGCCACGGAAATCCTGCAAGCGGGCATCGCGTCCGTGCAGTCGGGTGCCTACTCCGACGCAATCGCCATTGAGACGATCGGCGGCGTGATTGCCAGCATCGCCAGTGCCAACGCGGCGAACGTCAGCGCCACAGAGTTCATCGCTGCGCTGGTCGAGGTCACACAGTCGAGTGACTGGGGCTCGTTGAATCTCAGCAACGCAATTCTCCGCTATGCTGCCGCGCAGATTTTGGAAATGTCTTAGCTCTAATATCCGCCGGCACACATCTAGACTTGGCCTAACCAGACGAGCAAGGACACATGATGACGATTGAACAAATAACGGGTTACTTGCCCGCCTGGATGCAGCGCGCCCTTGCCTGGGCTCATATTGTCATAGCGGTGGTGGGAGCTATAGCCGCAGTGTGCGCCGCGACGTGGGGGCTTGTGGTCTGGGCAATCGGTCCAATAACGCCAAAGACGCAAACGGATATCGCCTCGCTTTACGAGAAAATGGTCGAAGTGCAGACCAATACTGCTGCCATCAAGGTGAAACTGGACGAACTCCCTCGACCCTACGAGTTCGACCAGATGCGCCGTCAGCAACAAGAGGACGATAACCGGCTTTCTGACTTGACAGCAAAGGTCGGCGGGCTCGCTGCCACAGTCACGTCGTGGGTCAACGCCGTGCCGCGTAATGCTCTGCGAAAGGATTAGTCATGACCAACATCACACGAGGCATCCGCAACAATAATCCGGGGAATGTCCGCAAGGGCACCGACTGGAATGGGTTAGATCCAAGCGGAACAGACGCAGATTTTTGCGTGTTCGTTTCTCCGCAGTATGGCATCCGCGTGATCGCAAAGCTGCTGTTCGCGTATCAGGATTTTCACGACCTCAGCACCATCCATGGGCTTATTGATCGTTGGGCACCGCCGAGCGAGAATGATACAGGGACGTACGCGCAATTTATTGCTGATCACGCGGCGTGCGGGGTAAACGATCCGCTGAATTTGCATGCGATGCCCGCAGTGCTCAAGGGTATTGTCGTGGGGATCATTGCTTATGAGAATGGCGGATACGCTTATCCCGATGGCGTTGTCAGTTCCGGCATACAGATGGCGATGTCATGATCAAATATTACAGCCCGATATTTTGGGCGCAGTGCTATTTCGAGCTATGCGCCGCGCTACTCCGCCAACCTATGCTGAAAAGGAAAACCCGCGATGTTTGATTTCAACGCTTGGATTCGTCAGCCAACCACCATCCACGGCCTAGCCGTCTGCGCTGCTGGCATCGGGGGCGCGCTGGCCCATATCACCACCGGCAACCCCCACGTTGACGCCGTGATCGCTGTGGCTGCATACGTGCTCGTGCATCTCGGCATCGACGATCATTCGCAGTTTGAGCAGATGGTCACCGGCACCGTTCTGGACGGCGCACACGCTTTTCAGACGCGCGATGTCGGCCCGCTGGTCAATGACGGTGCCACGATCTCTCGCATGATCGACGCGACCACGACTGCCCCGGCTGCTGCCACCCCTCCCACTGTGTAAGGAAAATCGACATGAATATCACCCGCCGCCACGCCCTCGCGTCCGCCACTGGCCTTTGTGGGCTCGCTGCGCTGTCCGCATGCGCCAGCAACACCGTGACCGTTGCGCAGTTCGCCACCGACGCCGCCACGATCGCCAACGGCCTCAATGCCGTCCTGCCCACCATTGCCGCGCTGGCGGGCGTTCCGACCGAGACGATTGCTCAGATCACCGCCGACGTTGCTGCCGCGCAGGGGGCTGCTGGAGCGCTCGCTACCGTGGCTGCTGGCCAGGCACCACCAGTGACCGTCGTGCAAATCCTGGTCACTGCGGTCAACGACGTGGTGGCGCTGTCCACCATTGCACCGTTGTCCGTGCTGATCCCGCAGCCGATCGAGATGGTGCTCGTGGCGGCCAAGGCGCTGCTGCCGGCGATTGAGGCTGCTGCTGGATTGGCGAGTGCTGGCGAGGTTCCGGCGATGTCGCCCGATGCGGCTCGGCTCGTGCTGAAAGCTGCTGCGAAGTAAGCCAACCGGGGCGGGTCTCGGCTCGCCCCAATCGGAGAATTTCGATGAGCAAACTCAGGACTACCATGAATGGGCGGCAGATTTTCTTTTGTCCTGGGTGCAAAAGTGAGCACGCCGTCAATACTGGTGAAGGGCGACCATCCTGGACCTGGAACGGCAGCGTTGACGCTCCGACGTTCACGCCCAGCATATTGGTGACGTGCGGATGGTCGCATGTCGATCCGGCCGAGAAAGACGAAATCTGCCACTCCTTCGTTACGGCTGGCCACATCCAGTTCCTTGGTGACTGCACCCACGAGATGGCTGGGCAAACGGTTGAGATCCCTGAGTGGCCGTATGAGCCTGGTAAGTATGGGGGCATCGTCGAATGACCGACCACTCGAAATTCCGCCTAGGCAAACTCTCCGCCGTCCCAACGCCACATCTCCCTGCCATGGAGAAATACGCCGCGATTGCCCCGCTACCAGAGCCGCCAGATGATATAAACTGGAACGATAACATCCCATGGACGCCACTCGGTAACTTGTATGTTGGCGATTGCACATGCGCCGGGATGCTGCATTACATTCAGGCGGCGCAACGGTGGCGCGACGGGACCGCGATGATTCCGACTGATGCGCAGGCGCTCTATGCTTACTCGCGCGTTTCGGATTATCCCAACAGCGATACGGGCGCGTTGATCTCTGATGTTCTGACAAAATGGCAGACTGAAGGGTTCTCGGCGCCTGGTGGCATTGATACCATCAGAGCCATAATGCGGATTGACCCGGCCAATATTTTGCACATGCGGCAGGCGCTTTGGCTGTTCGGTCCGCTGATTATTGGCGTCAGGTTGCCAATCGCCGCGCAGACGCAAACCCGATGGGTCACTCCCGCGAACCTGATCGGAAATAATGCCCCCAATACATGGGGCGGTCATTGCGTGCTATTGGTAGGGTGGCACTCAGACGGCACGATTGACATCATCACATGGGGCCAAGCCAAGACCATTGAAGCTGGGTGGCTTGCGGCGTATTGCGACGAATCGTGGGCGGTTTTGCATCCGGCATGGGCCGCGTCAGGGAAATCTCCGAGCGGGTTCCCGATTGACCAACTTACCGCCGATATGAGGAACGGAATATAATGGACACACCAAAAGAAACCCGCAACCAACGCATCGAGCAGGCGGGTGACAAACTGCTCCGCGACATGGACGCGATGGTCAACGAGGTGGTGTTCCCCAACGCCGAGCCGGATCAGACAGTGAGCGATGATGTTGCCACGATGGCATTGCCCACGGACACTTGCCGGTTGTGCCATGAGATCGGGTTGGCGTTCTGCTGGTTTCTATCGTGGTCGTGCCAAAAAAATCATTGTCAGATCACGCTAGACGATGGCCCGATGCCGTGGACGCTATATGCGCGCGCGGCGTTCTGGTTTACGGCAGGGGCGCCACTGGCTGTGCTGATCGTAGCGGCTCGGGTTGTTTGGATTGGCGTGACTGCCAAGGCGGAATAGATGGCGGCGCAGAATAGGGTGGTCATGGTGTCGGTTCCTTCGCGTCGATCATGATGTAAATGATCGCGGCGCATTGCGTGATTGCATCATTCCAGACTGTTGGGTCGTTGCCTTGGCGTTCGTCGAGAATGGCAAGCTGCGCATCCCTCAACGCTTTCTGGCGCGCTTTGGCAAGATCGCCATTATACAACTCCATTATGGTTTTTGCCACACCATCAGTAATGCGCTCCTCGGCGCTGGCAATTGCATTGGCCTCGATCTCTGGCTTCATGGCGGCAAGGTAGGCGCGGCAGGCGTCAGACCATGACGTGTTTGTCACTTGCCCGCGCCCGAAAGCAACCATCGCTGCTTTCATCGCTTCATCATGTCCTATCGCCATTGCCTCATTCCCTCCATTAAAATCCCCCACGAAACAGGATGCCCCGCAGGATACGGCTCACGATACGCCGAAACAGCGCGCGACACCGGCACCGCCGTTTGGCGCGCTTGCGATTTGCTTTCCAACGGTGGATCACACCGCGCGGCAATATCCAGCACCGTGGATCGCGCAATACCACAGATGGCGGCGATCTCGGTTGCAGTGTGGTTCGGCCATAGGTCGCGCACTCGGTCGCGCATGGCTTGGCCGTGTTTTTGGATTTTCTTGGTCACGGCAACAAACTCCCCTGCCGCGCGTCGTTAATCGGGCCTTCGTTAACAACACCACCAGTCTTCACAAATGCGGTGCATCGCGGGGTTCTGTGATATCCTTCGCCGTCCCAGATCCACTCAGGCGGATATTCTTTATCCAGCAAATCATAGATAAGAGTAGCAGATAGGATTACGCACCCGTCCGCGCGATCGGGGTCAGCCTGATACGCTGCATCGCGCTCGCATTTGTTGCACCAGTTGTCGCAGAATATCTCGCCTTCTGTTCCGTTGGATGGGCGGTAGGGTTGGGTCACTCCTCAATCTCCCCCTCATACCGCCGATTACGATCCCCCACGTTCGCCCGAGGCCGATCCGCGCGGTTCTGCTCCAATTGGTAAACCTGCCGCTCTTGCGGCGTCATGCTGGCGAGCATCTTCGCATCTGCTGCGGCTACCTTGGTGCGGGTTTCGCGTGCTTTCTTACGCAGTTCCTTGGCGTTCATCTTCATTCCCTCCTAAAAACATCCACCCGCCCGCCTGCGACCGCAAGGGTCTGCCCAGGCGAGCGGCACGAGGCGTTCCGATCCGCAGCACATCCGCTCTAGGCGAAAAACTGTAGACGCCTCGCGGGAAAAGCCCGCGCCAGCCCCGAACGCGATGGTCCTGCCAGGCTGACGCGGCACGGGGCTCAACCGCCATTGTGCAAATATGCTCAATATGCTCCCTGTGATCTCTGCTATTTGTGTTGTTTCGATATCAGAATGGTATGTCATCATCGAGATCATTGTGGCTTGGCTTTGTCGCCGCCCGCTCGACCGGTTTAGCCACAGCCCGCGCAGGTTCTTGGCGTTCGGTGCGTTCGCCGTCGCTGGACGCGCGAGAATCAACCAACTGCAACTCGCCTCGGAACCGCGCCAAAACGATCTCCGTCGTTTCTTTCTCTGCGCCGGAACTGTCGGTGTATTTCCGGGTTTCGATCGCGCCTTCGAGATAAACCTGAGAGCCCTTTTTCAGGAAGCGTTCAGCGATGCCACCAAGGCCCTCGTTGAAGATGGCAACGCGATGCCATTGGGTCTTTTCCTTGCGCTCGCCACTGGCCTTGTCGGTCCAGGTTTCGCTGGTCGCCACCGAGAAGCTGATGACCTTGCCACCGTTCTGCATGGTGCGCGCCTCGGGGTCACGACCGAGACGGCCGAGCAGGATTACCTTGTTTACGCCGGCCATTATTCTGGTGTCTCCGTTGGGGTTCCAAGGTAGCCGTCCGGCTCAAATGCTGCCACCGCAACCACGATCGCTGCGTCAACACGAGCCGCCAATTCAGGCCGTTTTTCTGCAAGCCACGCACGCTGTTTGACGATGGACGGGTCAGAGGTCAAGTCGCGTAATGCCGCCTCATCAGCGCCCTGTATGCGCTCGATCAGGGCACGCACACCATCGGCTGCTTTGTCGGGTTGCGTTGGTTGGACTTCGACAATCAGCGGCTTGACGGTGAATGGCTTCTTGTTCCCCTTCGTGGCCGTCAACGCCATCGTGCGCGCCTCTGAGATGTCCGACATGTGGCTAATGCGGATGCCGCCGACAGCCATCCCGCCCCAAAGAACTTTCGGATCACAATAGAGCGTCATGGACCGGCCAATGTATTCGTTGGCATCCGCACCCCACATTGTCACCATGACGCGCGCCATGGATTTGCACGGCTTGTAAGGCTTGTTGTTGTCGCCATCGTAATAGATCGAGACGGGTTGTTCGGTGCCTGGGCGAATTTCGACGCGGTTGATTTTGATTGTCAGCGCGCCGCCGAGAAGGTTGTCTGCATTGATTTGATCACTTTTGGGGATGATCACGCTTCGCATGTCGTTCATGATTGGGATTCTCCCGAACGCCGGTTAATTTCTTGTTGAGCATTCCACTTCAAATCTCCGTCCATGTCCGCTTGACGGAGCATCCAGACAAGAAAACCCGCCTCGACTTCGGACCACGGCTTGCCCCGAAACTTTCCAAGTGGGCACGTCGGCAAAAGCGCGGGGTCTTTTGTCCAAGCCACCATTTCGCGTCCGGTCACGCCGGCATTGAAAAGCGCAGACAGAATATGCGCAGTCACGTAAGCATCCGGCCCGGCGCGGTGTGGCGGCATGGTCGCCGTGTGATCCGGCGCGATAAGGTTCTGATCCTCAAGCCAATATCGAAGCGCGCCGTTGCTGTGGCTCGGCGCATTCGGCCAGACCCTCAATGCCGCCTTGTATGTGCATATCATCGGGACCGTGGGTTGAAAGAACTTCGTCTCGAATGATGCATTATGCGCTGCTACGGCCGCGATATCTGGCGTCATCATCAAAGATGCATCAAACGGTGGCTTCCCATCGCAATCAGACAACGATATGTGATGGATGGCGCGGACTTCTGGCGACATCGTTTTTACACCACACAGCCAATAAACCGGCACATCGATCTCTCGACTTTCAAGATGAAGGTCACAGATACCGACCTCGCACACCTCTGCATGTGGTTCCATGCCGGTTGTTTCAAAGTCTATGACGCGGATTGTTGTCACGCATACATCTCCTGTTCAATCCGCCGCTCAGTCGGAAACAGCATCGGATACGACGCCAAAACCCCCTCATATTCCGCCATCTTTTTAGCCATTCGTTGCTCAAAAGCCCCGGACGCCTCGATGATGGCGTTGGCGATTTTATCGTCTGGGTAGACGTGGATCACCGCCATGGGTAGGCCGCCGCTGTAACTGATAAAGTCGCACTTTTTCCGCTCACTGACCAGATGTCCGGCCTGCTGCTGCATGAGATAATCGGCGGGGATCGTCTGACCGAGCACATTCTCAACGATGGTTTCGATCTGGTATTTTTGCTTTCGTGACTTTACCTCGATGAAGCAATCATCTCCGACCAATCCATCGGGCGAAAACCCGATCGTAAACCCCCATTTGTCGTTTGTAATAAAACCCATCTCGGTCACTGGCGCGACCTTTTTGGCGTAGAGAATGCGAGCCTCAACTTCATCCGCCTGGCCGCGTAGCATATCGTATCCGATGTATCCCGGCTCGACGTACTTGCTGATGCGCTGGGAAAGAAGTTCGTAAAGGTGTTGGCGCTCCTTATCGTTGCTGGCGATCTTCAAGGATGGCGTGATAACGAGCTTCATCTCGCTCGCCGTGAGAATCCCACGACGTGCTTCGAGCCAATCGTCACTCCCTTGAATCAGATCCGGATAGTATTTTATCATCACTCCACCCCCACAACAACAATCTCAGCCAACAAAAACACCAACCAAATCCCAAACCCCAACCCAATCCCCCGCCGATCATGCGGTTTCGCCGTGCTGAACATCAACGCGCCGAATGCGGCGATTAGGCCGAGGATGGTGATTTGCGTCGTCACAGCACCGCTATCGCAGACATCATAGCAGATCCGAAAATGGCCCAAATACAAAACCCGAACTTTATTTTGTGTTTGTCGGCTTTATCCGCTTCTACAACCACCACAGCGCCAAAGCTCGCGGTCAGGAATAGGAGTGTGATCAATGCGGTGATCATTTCTCGCTCGCTTTCTCGATAGCGGCGATGGCTCTAAGCACGCGCAGCTGCGCCCCCGACGACATTCCGTTGCGGAATTCATGGAATGCCTTGAGCAGTTCCGCCACGGGATCGGGCGGGGTGCGGAGGGCGATCAGGGCATTAGCCACGGCCGTGCGGGCATCTTTGGTTTTCACCCACGCGATGTAGGCTTCATCAGATCCCTGCGCCTCGTAATTAGACCAAGCCTCCATTTCAGCAATCGCCGCCTCCACCACGCGCCGTTCCGCTTCGTTCAACGGGCCGGCCGCGGGGAGGGGGTGGAGAAGTGCCGCGGAAGCATACGATGTTTCGTCATTCTCGCGCGCCCCCGATACGAGAATTTCACCGTCTTTATCCACTTTGTCAGTTACGATCCTGACTAAAAGCATTACCTTATCACCGATCTTCAACTCATGCTTATCCATCAAACAACCTCCACTTTCCCAGGAATTCCCGCAATCGACGGGCGCGGAATGGATGCCGTGATCCAATAACGCCCAACCGGATCGCCGTTGGTGCCCTCGCTGGCATCACCCATGGCGTATTCATCGGTGTAACCGCTGTATCCGCACGCGCACCAATCGCCGTCCGCATCAATCGCCACCGCAATCCTGATCTCGATCATGTCGCTCATCATCCCCACCTTTCAAAAATCAAAAACCCCAGAACCCACGGCGCAGCACAACACGCGCTGGCTATCATCAGCAGCATCCAATACCGCGCTAGGTTGACGGCGCGGCGGATGGTCAAACAGAGCCACCCTTCACATACACCACTCCACGCGACATATCGATCACGGTCCCAGTATCGACCGCTTCAATTTTAATCCGCGCATCCTCTTCGCTGTTCGACACGATCTCATCCGAGAACCGACGCAACCGGCGCAATTCCTCCGCGTCGGCGCGCATCTGCCCCAGCGCCGTGGTCAGTCGGATAGATTCACGCGGGTTCGTGCGGCGCAGATCGTTGGCGACGGCTTCAACGATTTGGGCGGGGTTGTAGGATTGGGATGCTTCGGCACGGCGTTCGGCCATGATGGCGGCGATTTTGTCCGGGTGAGTGGTCATCAATCAAAACTCCATGGATACGTGAGGGATGCCGCCAGCCACGATCGCCTTGACCGCATCGCGCGCCTGATCCTCGGTGATTCCAGCATGTGCCATCAGCGCCTCTTTGGCGGCCGTCATGCGCTGGCTTCGGTTCGCGACATTAGCCGCGCGGTCATCGGCCTGCTTTTTAGCAAGCGCGGCTTCATCCGCCACACGTTTGCGCTCGGCTTCGATGGCGGCGGCCTGTTTGCGTTCGGCCAACTCTGCCGCCGCGATACGTTCCATCTCAGCGCGGACCTCAGCGCCGCGCCGTTCTTCTTCGGCCCTTGCTGCGGCTACAATCCGCGCGCCCTCGGCGGCTTCGATGGCGGCCAGACGATCGTATTCGGCCTTCCTAGCCTGATCCTTCGCCAGTTCAACCGCAGCAACTCGGTCATCCTCAGCCTTCTGGGCGCGGGCCTGTTCCACCACGATGGCTAGGCGCGCGCGTTCGGCGTCCTCCTCGGCGCGACGCTTTTCGGCAGCAAGTGCGCGGGCTGCGGCTTCTTCGGCTTCGCGGGCGACACGCGCAGCCTCGACGCGCGCATCTTCGGCCTTCTGTTCAGCCTCGATTTTAGCCCGCTCAGCAGCCCTGGCCGCAATCCACGCATCACGCTCAGCCTGCAACCGCACGGCTTCCACGCGCTCGCGTTCGGATTGTTCGGCGCGGAGGCGAGCCAATTCGGCATCTTCGGCTTCGCGCTTGATGGCGGCGGCAAGGGATGCCTCGGTCAGCGCGATCTCGTTGGCCAGCACAGCCCTTGCTCGGGCGTAAAATTCCTGCCAATCGCGGATAGGGGGGGTGTGCAACCAATTCAGGCGAGCAACGAAATCCTCTGCTGGGGTGCCTGGGCCATAAAATCCCGGATGCTCCACCAGATCGGCCAGCGCCTTTTCGTGGCCGGCGATCCGCTCGATCTCGATCGCCTTGTAAGCCTCGACCGGCGCCAGGATCGCATCACGCATCTCATCGCAACTCGCCGCGATGACTTTCATTTCATCGCGTATACCTTTGATGGTAGCCTTGGCACTTTCGGTCATGGTTTCGCCAAGACGCTCGAAATCTTTCTTCGCGGTGCCGAACTTCTTAGCCATGACATTCCGCTTGCGCCGTCCGGATTCGATACTCGCGTCGATATCCGGGTCCGCCATGAAATCCTCGAATTCAGCCTTGAGCTTACCGAGGATGTCGGCGGTATCTGCGGCCAGCAGCGTGCTGATTTCCGTGGCTGCGATGATCGTTAGCGCGGTGGTATCGTTCATGACTTCTCTCCCATTTTAACAACAGCCATCGCCAATTTCTCGCCAATCGCCGCTAGATCGTCATCAATCCCAGCCAACGGTTCATTGGCATCATCCGGCAGCACGAGGCCCAACGTCGCGGCGTCGGCTTTGATTTCATCTACAGTTTCGATCGATGCGTAAACGCGGTTTATCAGGGCGCGTAGTTGGCTGGGGCGGGTGTCGATGTAGGTCATGCCGACACCATCCCCATTTCGTTATCTGCCAACATCACCCGCGCCTGTGCCGCAATAAGCACATCCCGAGCTTCCTGCACCCACACCGGGAACTTCCCATGCCGGAAATCGCCCGGCCCGTTGTCCTGGGCGTCAAACACAGCCTTCCCACGCATGACCCACGCGAGCCCTTCCACGGCTGATTTCAGAGCCGCACGGGCTTCCGTTACCTCGCGCTCGGCCATCGCGCGTTCATCCGTTCCACGCGCCGGGCGATCGACATACAGCGGCAATCCGTTCATCGCGGCGACATTGGCGAGTGTTTGGTCTGAGACTTTGCCGTCGGTGTATAGCTCGGCGGCGGATCGGACGGCCGGGTTGATTATCTGCATCACACGGCACCCCGCACATCGATCTCGGCCACGATCTTTTTGACCAGCGCGAGGCAATCGGGCCTGTCGCTTTGGCCGCCAGAACCCCAATGGCTCAGCGCCGTCTCAGCCAAGAAATCTCTGCATCCAGCCCGGATGCGCCATTTGCCATCCTGGCGCACTGCGGCAAAAAAGTAGCCCCGACGATCAGATCCAGCGGAGATGATCCAATCCGGCAGCGGGTGCGCGTAGCCCAGCAGGTCGAGGGAGCCGCCGACGCTGGTGAGCCCGGCCGGCAGCGGGTGCGCGTAGCCCTCCAGGTAGAGGGAGCCGCCGACGCTGGTGAGCCCGGCCGGCAGCGGGTGCGCGTAGCCCAGCAGGTAGAGGGAGCCGCCGACGCTGGTGAGCCCGGCCGGCAGCGGGTGCGCGTAGCCCCGCAGGTTGAGGGAGCCATATTCGCACTTCACACCGATCTCGCGCGCGAATTCTTCAATCGCGATCTCGCGTCCGTCGATGATGACGTAGCCGGGCTTTGCATTGTTCATTTTGCTCTCCGTTGTGGGCCTTGGGTTATC